TTCATAGCCATCTGCATTAAAAATCCCATGTATGGTTGCAGTTGTACCGTCAACCGTTCCGGGAAATGTTGGTACACCTTCCTTTAATGTCCAGCACTCTATTTCATAAGTAATTTCTAACGGATCTGATTCGTTTATTACATCCCCCCTTGAAAAATCTGAATTGCATGGTATTTCTTGTGGTGACCGGTAGTTAAATATATGCTTAACGAATTTATAAGGACGGATTGCCGACATTTCAGCGTCATCATTCATAAAGGCTAAAGAATACTGAGAATTATCAGCACCTATATTTTTCGGATATGTTGTACTTGGGTATTCTTGATCTACTGTGCCATCATAAGCAAATCTTACCTGTTTGTTATTTTGTGTATCAAATTCATCAATTCTTTTTATAAACCATTCATTCTTTTGCTGACTTAATTCGCAATCCTCGCCCAATATCTTTTCTAATACAGTAAAGCAATCTTCAAACTCACCAATTTCGCTTTCAAACGTTAAAGCATCCAGGTAACAAAAATTATAAAAATGACCGAATATGCTTAAAGGGGCCGTACTTTCAAGTATGTTCATTTCACAAACAATACCTAATTGCAAACCTGTTTTTACCAAACAACCGGCAATGTAATCTATTATCTTATTCTCGTTCCCGAAATTAACACCGTCAATATCGGAAAGCGGAATATCTTTTAAGAAACCTAACCCGTCTGTTATGGTAAGAATTAAGATATTTGGATGCGGCTGAAATTGCTGCCTTAAATCAGAAATAGATAACCAGCCTGAAAAAATTATATTATCTTCTGTTCCCTGTGAAATAAAAGCACTGTATTCATTATCACCTCCATCTGTGAAATTCATTATATCAACTTCATCAGATGTGTGTACTTTTACCTCGTAATTTCTTGACCTTATAGGTGTAAATTTATCTTCGTCTGTATCTACTACCCTGCATAATACAGGCTGTTCTGCAAGATCCAAATCAATTACCTCATCTTCTGAGTAAATAATTTCATTCCCGCTTGTTCTTTGTACTACAAATTGAAAAATCCAGTCAGCCGGCGCAAGTGTTAATGTTCTTGGTGAAACAAAACTTCCGGTCTGTGATGTCCACGTAGCACCATTATCGTTTGAATAACCTATTGCAAGGGCTGTTGTATCATCGGGCAACTCATCAAAGGTAAAAGTATATTCAAGATTTGGGCCTACTGTGACAAAAGTAAAAGCAAAGTTGTAAGGAGTTTTTTGTCTTATAGTGACAAAAATATCCTGCTCATTACCCGTATTATCGGTGTAATCAACCTGAGAATTTGTAAATACGCCTTTATATACTTTAGCCATTACCCAACCTTAAATTTCCCCTTGTTGTTCTTGCCGAAGCAAGTATTATATTTTGCCCCCTAACGATTTGTCTTTGACTGCCGGATGAAAAACTTGACCTTCCCGAAAATCCACCTATCTGATTATTTGGGATTATTGAACCCGAAACAGACGGGCTAAATATTTCCGGGCCATCCTCCCCCACTACATAAGCCCTGCCGCTTGAAACAGGACCGCCCCCTGCTCTAAACCCACCAAAAAACGCATTTAACCCACTTCCTGCACCGGATAAGGCAGCACCGCCCGGAACAGCACTAATTATAGCCCTGAAAATTAAAGCCTGTAAAGCCGCTTTAATGAGGTCTAATACTAATTGTTTTAACGCCTCCCCTACTGCCTGAAACACATTTTTGCCAGCAGCTATTTGATCGAAAGCCTGCCCAAAGGCACCACTAATAACACCAGCAACGAATTTAGCGTCATCCTGAAGCCGTAATACTTCCTCTCTTGCCCTTTTTATACCTTCTGTAACTTCAGGGGCTATTTGTATTTTAGGTGCAGTAACTAATTTGGATAAAGATTTCCCTATATTACTAAAAGCATCTTCAGCCGGTTTTAATAAGTCAGCACTTTGTATTATTTCAATATCTTTTAGGTCAAGTGTAGCTGAAACCGGAATTGGATTATCCAACTTTATTATCTGAGCAAGCTGGTCATCAACTGTGATTTTTTCAGGCTTTATCTTTCCCTCTTCACCATTAAAATCTTTTGGAGTAACTAAAGGCGGTTTTATTTTGGCTAACTTATCAGCTAATAATAACTCTGTATTTCTTAGCTTTACTACTTCTTCCTCTCTCCTCTTTATCTCTCCATCTTTATCATAAATGGCATTACGAACTTTTACAAGTTTGCCATTTATTAATATTTCTTCTTCGAGTGGCTGGTTTAATGTTTTTTGTAGGCTTAACCTTTTTTCAATAACCTCACTAAGTTGTTTTTCTAATACTTTAGCTTCAATGGCACGCCTTAAAGATGAAACGTATAAATTGTAAGCCGCAGTTACCTGACCTATTGTAGCTGTTTCTGCATTTAAAGTAGCAAAATAAGAAGGTGCAATCCTTTGTAGTTCTTTGATTGCATTAACCCTTTCTAATCTTGAAGTTGATTCTAGTTTTATGTAACTTATTAGAACCTGAACTTTTGCTGATTCATCAGCTATTGAACTTGTGGCTGATTTAATAGCATCAGCATATTTTTTAGTTTCTTCGCTTGCCTCTTTTGCTGCTTTACCTGCACTAAATAACTTTCCACCGAAAACAATCGCTAAAGATGAAACAACGGACAAGGCAAATCCAATACCGCCCGCCCCGGTTAATGATGAAGCTAAAGCCTTCAAAGCACCGCCAGTTGTTCCTGTTGTGGCTTTAAGTCGCTGGAACGATTCAAGTAAAGGGTTTAAGTTGTTAGCAATACCTAAAAATCCAAATGGAGCATCCTGAGCAACACGGCCTAAATTTGATAAAGCAAGAGTAGCCTGGTTAGATGGATTTACTATTTTACCTAAAGCCTGTCCTGTTTTACCTACACTGGCTTCAAATGCTTTACCGCTTGCTGCGGTTTTTTGCATTGAAGATTCAACTTTCTGCAAACCGGCAACCGCCTGGGAAACATCAGCCCCTATTTGTATCTTCAGCCCCTCTGCCATTTTTTAATCTTTTCAGGTATTGCGCCTCTTTTTTCTTTTTAAGTAAAGCCTTAACATCCTCGCTTGATATTTCCGGTTCTTCCTCTAATTTCCAGCTTTCCATTACATACCTAACACCTTGTCCCTTGCCTATCTGTGCCTCAACTATCAATGCCGTTTGAAACCTTAGTAAATAAGCCTCATCCCTCATTTTGTCGATATACCCTTTTCTCATTAAAAGGTATTCATCAAATTCTAAGTCATAGAACTCATGAGGCAACAGCCCTATTTTACCAAACGCTTCTGCCCTTAATTCGTCCCAGGTAAGGGGCTTTCCACCTGGGGTTGAACTTCCCCCTTTGCTTCGTTTAATACGGAAACATACTTATTTATCAGGCTACCGGCTTCGGCATCTTCCATGCTTCCAACCCAATCATTAACCGTTTCGAGCATCACAAATTCATTTATTTTATTCGCCTTATTATAACAGTTTACACCTGCATAAACTAAAGCGCAAACAAAATCATATTGCTTTGCCGTGTCTGTCAGAAGTTCATTAAAATTTAAAATAGGATCTGACTTTGTGGCCTCTCCAAAATACTTAGAGAACCACATTTTACCTACGTCTAAGGTCTGCTCCTTTCCTCCGATTGTGTGCTGTATTGTTTTCATTATGATGTAGCTTCTGTGTCAATATCGCCATCAATATCGACTGTGAATGTGAATTTAGATGTCTGCCCCGATGCGTTCTGATTTCCCAAAGCCGAAATCCATCCGTAACCGCCGTGATAATTGCTGTCATCAGCATTGGTTAAATGCCAATACTTTTTAGTTTTTGCAGCGTATAAGGTTTTAAAATCCTCATAGCTTGCCTCGCCTGCATCCGGCACAGCATCAACTACCGCCGTTCCTGTGAATTGGTTATTACTCGAACCAACACCTTTTAATACACCGCAATGTGTTTCATCTGAATTAATAGTAGTTGAGCCGCTGAAATCAGCCTGAGTTAAACAAACGGCAGATTTTCTTGTCCCTGCCGGCGTGTCGGAGTACTCTATAAACATCGTACTTCCCTGAATTGTTGTTGGATCTGCCATTTTTCTTATTTTTGATTTAATGAATGATTGTACCTGCTTATTTTAGTATAGTATTTATTTGAACCGTCATCCTCTGAAACATAGTTAGAGGATTCAAGACTTATATCTATTATTTGGTGGTTTGTTAAATCCGGTATTCCAAACGTATTTGGAGTAAGGAAAACAAGTTCTGTAATAATATTATCAATAGTATTTACAATACTTGTATCTACTGATACATTAAACTTGGTCACTATCTCTACAATGATAACCACGTTTGAAAAGAAACCCGAATGATTTTTGGTAGTATTCTGACCCTCTGCCCTTATAATAACGTAGTTATCTTCCTCCAAAGAACTTACCGTTTCCTTGTAAACAGACGGGATACCACTAACCCCGTTTATTAGGTCATACCATTCAGTAGTTAATTCTTCTATCGGATTTTTATAACCCATTCAAAATATTATCTAATCTCTTTATCAAATTTGTTTTTACTGGTGTTATCTGCTTAAAGAAAAAAGGTTTAGGTTCAATACCGTTTCTTAATATAGACCTTGCTATTAAAAAAGCAATTCCATCTAATTCATCTTTTGTCTGCCTGTTTTTCTTCCTCGTTTTTACGTTATAGGTGGCTCCTATTTTTTTTCTCCTTACCCATTTCTTAATCTGTTCAATAAACTCTTTAAAACCACCCCTTTTAAACCCCTTATATTGAGCCGCAAATTCTTCTGTACCTGGTATCGGCCTGTACTTACCCTTAGTGCCAAACTCAATAAAAGGGCTGTAAAATTTCTCGACCGATACAACTGAAGTAAACTGATTTACATTTGTTGCCGTTATCGAATTTAAAAGACCTCCTGTGTCGCCGCCTTGCCTTACTAAATCTCTTTTTGCCCCGTCCCTGAACTCTATACCCGCTAATTGAATTTCAGCAGCCGTTTCAACCTGAATATCTTTTTCTGCTTTCTTTATCCTTTCAATGTACTTATCAAAACCTATCAGATTTAGCGTTATCATTTTGCCGTTGCAGTTATTAACCAGTTAAATCTTGCCTCGTTTATTCTTTCAATGTTTTCAATAGTGTACGATTCACCAAAGTATCTTATCTTCCAATCTGAATTTAAAACCCAATCTGATCGCCATTTTATCTTAAATCTTTTTGTTTTACTTAGCTTAGTCTGTTCCCTCTCAACCGATCTCCCCCCTCCATTATCAGTTACATCTGCAAACGTCCTGTGTCTTAGAGCCAGTGTTTCAATATTATTGCCATTGGCATTTTTTGATACCGTGTATTCATACAGCTTTACCATCTTGTATTGTCCTATCCCAGCCATGTATCTACCTCCTTAAACGGTGAAGCTAAATTTAAAGCGGCCAAACAAACTCCTTTATCGTCTAATTCATCACCTCTATGTGTGTACCTGTATGCAACTTCTTTAAGCATAGCCTCCTTTAATTTCTTTGGCAAGACTGAATAACCGGCTTCATAAGTCATAATCATTTCTTCCTGTAATGGAGTTTTCAACTTCTTTAGATCAATAGTAGTTGTATAATCTGTGATTGCTGTTAAGTCATCATCTGAATAGGTTAATGATGTTATTTCAGTAACCGGTCCAAATGGTATTTTAAAATTTCCTGCCAGATTAGTAAACTCTATTTTCCATGTCTTAGGAATAAACGATAACCCGGTAAATTCTTCCAATCCTACCCTTGCACTGGTAATTAATTCCTGTATCAACGTATCGTCATCGTCAAAATCGCTTGAAAGGCTTTCTGAATCATCTATAAACCCTTCCAAACGTAAGTAGTCTTTCACTTCCTGAACCGTTACTGGTTCTGTACTTGTTTGAACGCCAGAAGATGACCAAATGATAAATAGTTTTTCACTTGGTAAAAATGGAACGTCCGATGAAACTGTGAAAACACCTGTTGCGCTGTTAAATGTGTATTGCTTATTACCCGGAGAAGATGTAACTAATTCAAGATTCGTATTTTCCCTGAAAACGGCGGTTACATTAGCCCCTATTAAAGAGGTTATGGTTACGCTGTTCAGCCCATCGGTAGTATTAAAATGGTCGGACTGTAACCCGTTCCCGCTTGTTACGCTGGAGCCGTCACTTACTAACTGGTAATCTATGAGTAAATTATACTTTTCCATATTTTTTAAATAGGGGACGGGACAAACCCGCCCCCACTACACACTAAACAAACAGCACTATTTATGAAGCGTTATCTAACGCTGCTCTATCTGTACTGAAATCACCATAAATAACCCGATCTGCACGATCAGCGGCAAATGAAATCCTTTCCTCAATTACAACAGTAACCAGGTTTTTGATTGCATCGTCTTCATTCTGATCGTAGAACCTTACACTTAAACCAGCCCTTTGACCAACTACCAACTTAGTGAAATCACCAAGAAAGTACTTATCAGAAGTAACGGCAGTATGAGGTATGATAGGAGCTCCAAACAGATTAGGAATAGACTGGTTTGGCGCACCAAATACATACATCCCTTGTGTATCTTTTGTGAGAATCATAGCTGCATAATCAGAAGGATGAACCAATACACCGGTAGTATTTGACTTCAGGTTGCGAAGTTGTGTCCATGCTGCAACAAGTACATCGTAATTATTAGCATCAGGGATTAAATCAGCTAAAGAAGCCGGTGCAGAAAACGCCGTACTATTAAAAGTCTGATTCAAACCAAGAAATTCACCGCCTGCTGAGTTGGTCAAAAACTTGCTATCTTCCAAAGCCATCAACTCCTCAACACCTACACCTGAAATTTCAGATTGCATCCAAGGAATATCTGCCAGGTATTCTTCAGGCACTTTGTAATAATGTGCTATCTTAGTGATAGGCACGATTGTTTTCACCCAATCACGGTCAGATTGTGGCTTAGCAGCTCCGGCAGCTACTGATGTTGGAGCACCTTCTCCACCTGCATCACGGATCACAAAAGCATCCATTCCGGCAGGGAGATTGCGAACACTTACTAATTGGCGAACATGGCTAACCTCATAAGGTTTTCTGCCTGGCTCAAACAATGCTCCACCGGGATAAAATGCCGGTGTACCACTAACAGAAATGTTAGAGTTTGCACCGATATTACCAACAGTCTTTAATTCAAAACTTATTGCGCTGCGGTTTTTGGTATAATTAGCAAGGGCTTCCTTTTTAGTTTCCATAGCCTTACCAAGCGCATCGGTGATAGATTCACCGCCTTTTACCTCAACCTTTTGACCTTTAGCAATCAAATCATCTAAAGCCTTTTGGTTTTCAATGGCATCTTTTTCAGCCTTAACCTTAAACTGTTCCAGTTCTGAAATCCGGGTATCTGCTTTCAAAGCAGTTTCAACCGCATTTTTTACGTTATCGGCAACCTTAGTGCCTAACGCTTTTTCAATTTCCCCTAAATGCTGTTTCAATTCAGCAGTTTCTTCAGGGGTAAATCCTTTTTTATCGCTCATTGTAAAAAAATTAATTAGTTAATAAAACTTGTTATTGTTGACCAATCCCTTATCGGCTCAACTGTTTTCACGGGTTGAGTGACATCTTGATTGAATAAATTTTTAATCGCCTCGTTTATTTGTGCCGTTCTTATCTCTATAAACTCAAAGGCATCATCCGTAAAACGTCCGTCTTTTAATGACTTCAGCAACAGGTTCAGCTCCTTTGATAATTTTTCGTGTTCGCTTTGTAATTCCTCTTTGGTCATTGATTTACCTAAAGTCGGTGTATTGATATTCGCACCCCACAAAACAGCAGATCCTTCATAAAGGAATATCTCTTTAATCAGGTTGTATTCTGTTTCTTTCCCTTTGTCCTGGATTTCAGATTTAATAGTCTTAAACCCGATTGAGTGCTGGTTAATATGCCCTGTTTTATAAAACTCTAATACATCATTGCCCCAACTTGTATTAGGGATATTCGTTACCCCTATCAAGTAATCACCTTCAACATTTATCTCAGAGAACTTACCAACGGCTGACTTTAAAGAAGGGTTATGGTCAGTCAAATGCCAGATAAGGTTAACACCCTTCGGGCCTCTTTCCTTTATGGTTTTTGTATAGGCTGTATGCTCAATAACATCGTTATCGTAGTCCTTGCTTCCCATGTGACTGAGTGCCACTTTTACCCGCCTGTCTTTTTCTGATACGTCTTTAACGCTGTCAGTAATTGTTTTTAGCTCAAAATATCTTTTCATACACACTTTTTAAAAAGGGAGGCTTTAGCGATTTTTCTGTATAATCGTACTGCCGGAGCCTAAAGTCACTCCCTTATCTTTTTATCAATCTCCCCCTTTCATCTATTTTTGGTACAGTAGCATAAGTACACCGGCAATTTATTACCATACCTGCACTACCTTCAGGTGCTGATGGGTGGTCTATCTGTTCACCGCTTCGTGGATCTGTAAACTTATCATTCAAACCAACTACCTGCCCGTCCAAATGATAATGATCCTTTTTATCCTCCGGGTTAAAACCCCTTGTTCTTACATCTCTGTGGGCTATCCACTCTTTAGACATCTGGAACCCGAATGATTCAGCAGAAACCTTAATACCACTGTTAGCCGCCCTGTTTATTTCCGTTCTAACTATTCTTTGTGCCTGTATCACCGCAAGATTTGAATCTTTTATCATTTGTATGACCTCAGATTCACTCATGCCCGAATTAACAGCATCCTCTAATATCTTCATCAGTGCATCTCTAAGCGTTTCGGTTGGTTTTATAACTGCAAACTGTAATAAATTCCTTTGCAGGTAGTTTATTATCTCTTGTAGCCAAATCTCATTCCTACCCATTCCTTTTTGGTTTATTTCAGCCCTTATCAGCCTGTAATTCCTTTTAGCATGAAATAATCCAACTTCTTTATAAAGGCTTTCTATCGGTTTAAACAGTTTATCGTTTATGAGTGTCGTTGATAGCTCAATCATAGCCGACCTCACACTGCCAACTCTTATATTTTCAATCAAAGAACTTACCAATTCACTTACAGCTTTTAATACCTTTGGATAATACTTTTTAGTAAACTTCCTGTTTACCAAACTGTATTCCTTCTGATATTTTCTCCTTTCTGCTGCATTCATCAATCAATCTTTTTTTCAACTGCTCCCGTTTATATTCCATTTTCTGCCTATACCGGGCACAGCACTTTTCCCGCTTAGTTATCGGGTATATCTTCATCACCGCTATCAGTATTTCCTGGTTCATCTATTTGCCATTCACTTAAAGGGACACCGTCCTCTGTTCTTATCCAAGGTTCATCAAATAATGGGTTATCTATTGTTTCTAATCCTAATAAATTTCTTTGCTCGTTAGGGGATAAAACCCTTAACTGATTAACCCATTCTGATTTTTCTTTAATATCCTCTTGTAGCTCAGTAAAACAGGTTTGATCGAAGTCGATAAAGTAATTACTACCTTTAAACCCCCAATCAGTATTTATTTTCCTGTTTAGTGAGTTTCTTAAACTTGTCAAGTGGGGAATAGCACATCTTGACGCTAAAGACTTTTCAGCCTCTTTTACGTTGTTGTAAGTTGAAGTATCGCTATCACCCACTAATTGAGAAGGAACGCCGTAAACTGAAGCAAACCGCTTTAAATCCCATTTTTCACTTTCTATAATCGAAAGATCAACCGGAGAAAGCCCTACATCCTGCCAACCTAACTTATATCCTGAAAATCCTATCCGGCCATGCTGCTCAGCCCCAGACCACTCCCCCCTTGTTAGCTTCTCTTTAACTTGTTCGACTTGCGCCCTTGTTTCAGCTACATTAAAATTACCGTTTAGAACCCTTGGGTCATCCATATAAAGTATTCCCTTCACTCCCTGGTTTTCAAACATAGCGGCACTCGACTTTACTGCGGCGTTTGACCGGCTTAATCTACGCAAAGCAGATTTTAGCGGTGACATTCCATAAAGATGTGACCCATTGACATCCCAATCGTAATTAGGGTATTTGTCATGCAAAACCTGTTCTTTAGTGAAATTTTGCCCTACTGCTGTAATTGAATACCCAGCTTCTTTTATCGGGTATGATGACCTTTCAGCTATAATAGTAACCTCCTGTGAAGGAAGAATGTGTAAGTATTGCGGTTTACCGGCATTGGCCCCGGCACCTAACGTTTCTGCCCAAATATACCTGTCACCGGTCAACATTTTATAACCAGTTGAGTAAGCTGCAAGATCCTGCATTGTTTCATACTCGTTAGGGTATTGTAACAACTCTGTTAGCTTGGGTACATTTATAAGTTCAAGTGCTTTTTTCTTATAATGAAGTGCTTTTTTGAAGTCCTCCCCTGAAATGTCCTTACGCCTCATTAACCCTAAATAAGCCTTCAAAGAACTCTCGTCAACGATCTTGTAAACACCCCACTCAGGGAGCCGTACTTTATCGGTGACCAATGTTACTATCGAATAAATAACATCGTTTAGCTCAAACCCGTTAGTAATGTAGGATGACTTATTATCTTCAACACCTACAAACACACCGTTTATAAATTGGTAAGATGCAAACGGCCTGCCTACCTGGACTGCCTTCTTACTGAAAATGTTTTTAATACCGCTTAATATACTCATCTTACCATGCTAATATTTGAAACTGCGGCCTGTTTAGTTTTGTATATATCCCGTATCTCATTGCATCCATTGCGTGATCGTTAAACTTTACCGGTACTTCATCAGGGTGTACCTTACCATTTTTATCTAATTTCCACTTGTAACTTTTCAACTCTTTTATCAAATTATGACTACCATGTGTTACGAATAAAGGCATTGACTTTACTTTCTGAATCCCTGCATAAACATCTTTTTCTGCTGGTTTAGCGTTATACCCCGCCCTTACCATTTCTTCAATCGTTTTCGGCTCAGCGTTATCGCAAAACATTTCTGCACTGCGTTCTATATTCAATCCTTTTATCCTTTCTATCAGGTCGTTAGTGGTTAGCTTTGTTTCGTATAACACTTCATCAACAAACAGGCAATTTTCTTTAAACCCTATTTTGATAATTGCAGAGGGAACATTAAAGCCAAAGTCCACACCGTAAACAACCTCACACTCTTCAGGAAAATCACCATACTGCCAATGAGTATAAATAGTTTCTGAACTAAATCCCCTTTGACCTAATCCGTAAACTCTCCAGTAATTCTCATCAGCATCTTTTAGTAATTCAATCTCTGTTACTAAATCCTTGTCCAAATGTGGATTATCTAAGTAAGTAGTAACAAAGAAATCAGCGTCATCCCTGGTTTGTAACCTCTCATAAATCCAGTGAAACTCATCCGATGGGTTGTAATCAAGTATAACCTTATCGGTTGTCCTGATATTGAGCTGAAAGAAATCCTCCCATGTTAGTTCGTTAGCCTCATTGATAAAACAGACGTTCCTTTTTCGCCCCCTTATCTTTTGCGGCTGGTCCACCGAAATAAACTCAACAAGATTGCCAAACAGCAGGTAAGTCATTTCAGACTTATTATGCCATTCTTCAGAATACCAACCTTCTTTATTAAGTATCTCTAAGAAATCCCTGTATGCAGATCCCTTTAAAGCAGGTAAGGTTTTACGAACTACCGTAATAACTGAATTTCGATTCCTATTCTCCAAACAATATTCGCAAAGAACTTGAAGGATTGAGTAGGTTTTACCCGACCTCGTTCCCCCCTGATTTATAACTATTCGCTTTTTAGAACTGCGATTGTCATAGTAACTTTTAGGCTGTTTTAGTTTCAATTCCATCGTCAAACCAAGATGGCTTTTTGTTTACTTCCAACTTACCGCTAAATTCTGTTTCCTGCTTATCTTTCCATCCCATGTTTTTTAGACGGAATATATCAAATGCGCCCCCTACTTTTAAACCCCTCATTTCGTAGGCATACTCAATACGATCTTTGGCTTTTTTTATGGTGTCAAAAAATTCGTCCCGATGTTCGTAATTCATTAACGTTTCCCGGCTGGTATCCAATGAAATAGCCAAACCAGTGATAGTTTGTTGCTCTATTGGTGTATTGGCAAAATAGTCATCTATCATGCCTTGTAGAATATCAACAGTATATTTGAGGGGTCTGCCAGCCATACTAAAAAGGCCACGCCTTACAGGACGCAGCCAAATGAAACATTAAACAACTTGCCAAAATCTCACCTTGCTAATATACAACTATTTACTGAATTTTCAATATTTTCTGAAAGTTAGTTATCCACAGCTAAACATTTTTAGTACTTCACTATCGGGTACTTCTGTATCGTTTATAAAGAATCTTGGAGATTTACAGGCAACCAACCCCCAATGGATAAACTCTTTTCCTCTTCGATAAGTATAATGAGCTGGGCCGTATGATGAAACGTATTTGCTGTCCGATTCTATTTCAATAACCTTTTTACCTTCGATGTTTATCTGGTAGCGTTTAAAACCTGCATTTATTAAAGTTTCGTGTACGTTCATATTATTTTAAATTCTGGGATAGGTATTATAAATTTTCCTTCGTACCCCAATTTCCTGCACTTATTTTTTATTTCATCGGCGAAATTCCATGAAAGTATAACCAGGTAATCAGGTGGTGATAGCTGCATTTCAATCGTTGATACTATTGGTATTTTTGTCCCAGGGGAATATTTACCTATCTTTTCCGGCGTTTCGTCAACTATATACGACATACTACCGCAGGTTACACCTGCACAGTTTAAAAGAGTATTCCCTTTCGCACTGGCAGCGAATCCAGCAATCTTATATCCTTTGTTTTTTAGTAATATGATATTATCCCTGAATTGATGAATAGCTTTCCGGCTTTGTTCTGCAAAATGTTTATAAGGGTAGATTTTATCATAATGACACAAATGTTCTTTATCTATGAAATGTTTAACACTTTTATCCTGTTCCCCGAAACCTATATGAACCCTAACCGTTCCCCCGTGAATTTCCTGTTTTTCAACCTTCATTACACTTAAACCCATTGAATCACAAAGGGTTTTCAATGGAGTGATAGAAAAATATGACAAATGCTCAAAGTATATGGTATCAAATTCGTTATTCTCTATAAAATCAATCAGGTATGGAAATTCGAGTATTAAAATCCCTGTTGGCTTTAAGGCTTCTTTTATACCTTTCATGAAGTCTTTTACGTCATCAACGTGGGCAAACACATTAGTTGCCGTTATCAAATCTGCCCTGTTGTCAATAACCGGTATTTCCTGTGACTTTGAGTTCCTTTCCGTTCTGTAATTTACCAAAGTAATCCCCTTTCCTACTTCCTCACTCCAAAACTTAGTTAAACATGGTATTCCTTTTGCGTGGCAAATAGCCCCCAGGTTTTTAGCCGGGTCAACGTTAAGAATGTGTAACCCTATTTCATCTTTAAATTCATTAAGTAAAGCCCCGTCATTACCGGCAATATCAATCATAAACGAATCTTTATTAAGTCCGTATTCTTTTTGCAGGTCTTTTGCCATTTGTCTGCAATGATTAATATACCCTTTATTTATAGACGATCTGTAAACATAATGACCAAAAAGTATATTAGGATCAACAACTATTGAAAGCTGAGATAACCCACATTCCCGGCAAAGCATTACCTTTAAAGGAAATTCATCGGGGGTATCGGTTACGCCTTCGCATAAATTGTTACTTAAAGGGAGTAGTCCCAGGTCTATATATTCATCGAGTTTACTACTATCGCAAACCCGGCATCTTGTGTGTTCTTTATACATCAGTTATGAATTAATAAACAGCCGTGAACTTTAATAAATTTATCTTCACCATAATACTTAATTAGGTCGTTGAAAAATAACCAGTCAGCAGAATGATAAGTCGTATTATTCCACCCTACTTTTTGCGCTTCTTTTGTTCTTAACATCATACCGGCACAGTCTATATAGCCCCTTTCGAGTTTACAATCAATTACACCCCACCTTGTATAAGAATGAATCATTTGGGCATGATAAACCCCTACTGTATTTTCATTAAAGCCATCAATTAAATAATCAATATAACAAGGACAATGGTAGTTATCCGAGTTGGTAATAACAACGTATTCGCTTTGAACTTTTTGTAAATATTCAGCCCTGTATGAATGCCCCCAATTCCCCCGCCTTTCTTCTGTTATAATTAACTTTATCCTTTCGTCTTTGGGTATCTCAACCTCCCCCGGCCCATCATGAATTAACCAAAGTTCCCAATTTTTATTTGTTTGCTGCTGAAGGGAGCTTATAATTTGCGGGAACCCTTTATAAATAGGGCATATAAACGTAACTTTACCCTTATCCGGGTTGAATAAATTAAAATGCTCTTTTGATCTGTCAATCCTTCTGTGATATTCTGAATCCCATAATGGGGATGTTTCGTTTGGCGCAACCTGGATTGACTTTAAACCCATCCTTCTGACCTGCTCTAAAAATATATTCCTTTTGTCTTTGTGTTCAAACATATAACAGTCCATCTTTGTTAAGATAGGATCTGCCGGGAAGGTTAGTTTTTCAGCCGTTGTCCGGTCAATCATAAAACCGGTAGTTCTTATATGTGGTCTGACATAAGGGCTTAATTGCATACAGGCCACTCCAACCCCTTCACACATGGCATCGTTAAACTGTTTCATGAAGTTTTTAGACATCGGGAAAGTATCGTCTGTAACCCATAATAACCTTTCCCATTCCGGGAACCCATTTAGCCTGTTTCTACATACGTCCTGAAAAGCTCCAATGTCAAAACCTATGTTCTTTCTTTCTATATAGGTAACATTATAAACTTCGCATAGGTGCTGGTATGAATATTCTGTCTTGTCTGTATTATGTATAACGACCAACTTAGTGTCGGTTTGGTCGCATTGTGACCAGCACTCTAACCAGTGTTTTAAATTGTCGTACCTGTTATAGACTACAATAACAAGGATCATTTTTCATACCTGCTTTTATTGGGGAAAAGTTTGTTTAACACCTTATTCATAGCGGGGCAAACCCCGTATGGCCCGATAGAAAAGAAATACCTGCCATGTATTTTACCCGAAATTTCATCCTCAGTCATGATCTTATTTATCTTACAGTCTGTCATAAAAGCTGTATTATGTGTTTCATATCCAGAATAAAGAGACTTAATAACATACTCCTTTTCCCACATAACAGAAGTTCTTTCTTTGAATAATTCTTTATTGTATATTATTGGGGTGTGAATATCGGCATAAATATTTGTTCCCTGTGAAACATTTATAACATTTCCTATCGCTGCTTTATAGTGACCATGCGATCTTTCGTATTTTTCCTGTAAAGTTCCCTCATAGTAATACTGAATAGCCCCTGTGTGGATTGGTTTAATAAAGAAAATATCGTCATTGGTAAATAAAAAGTCTTTGCTGCATATTTCAGAATTAACGGCTTTCATTATTTTAGACCATATTGAAAACTCCTTTTTGCCAGGGGTATCTTTTTGCGATATATGTATTACACCTTCATTGTTGCATGAATATAATAATCCACATTTTGTTCCGGTGTATGATACTACACTGCAATAAACCCATTCTGGACATTCACCAATAATAAATATCTTATCGTACCCTGACAGGTTTTTTTCTATTGAACGCAGGGCGTAACGTAGTTCATTGTTTCTCCATTTAGAACCGCTGCCCAAAGGAATGACTACATCCATAACGCTAATATACCAATTTTTTCAATATTTTCTGAAAACTAAGTTTATTTTTTAAAACATTTGGAATTGTGGATTATTCCCCATTATCTTTGGTGTATTAATCACTAAAAACTTAACCATGACACACACTTGCGAAAACATCATCGATCAGGACGGAATAGAGCTTTTAGTAAGCTACGATTTTGAAAAGTCAGATTCACAGATAGAGGAATGTCACGGGTTTCATGAGGTAGGAAATATGGTTTACACTGAGCTTTGTTCTGTTGAGGTTATTGTAAAAGGATCTGGGATTGACATTTTACCACTCATGAACGAAAGGCAGAAAAAACACATTATATCACTTTTAAACTACTGATATGAACGCAAACGAATTTAATAAACTATTAATCCGGTTAAAGGCTTGTGAAGAAGCCGTTAATTGGTGTAACGGTAAATCTCTTGGAAAAGCATGGGATACTGCAACTAATTCAGAGTGGATGTTATGGCTATTATATAACCAGCCTAACGAAGCAACTGACAGAGAATTAAGGCTTATTGCTGTTAAATGTGCCAGACAGGTACAGCATTTAATGACAGATAAAAGAAGTATTAACGCTTTAGATGTTGCAGAAAAATTCGCAAATGGTTGTGCAACAAATAAACAA